CCTCGTGCTTTAGGACGCTTGTATATGCAGCACCAGGAGCAACATCAACCCATTGTGTGTTGTAGTTAGTAGCATCGATCTTGGAAAGAATCTGACCAGCAGTACCACCCGTAGCAACACCAGGACCCGTAGCCCCAGTTGCTCCCGTAGCCCCTGTGATGCCTTGAATACCTTGTATGCCTTGTGGACCAGTAGCACCCGTAGCCCCTGTAGGTCCAGGAACAGTAGAATCAGCACCCGTAGCACCCGTTGCACCCGTGGCACCAGTGTCACCTCTAGGAACAGTAAAGTTAAATATTGCTGCACTAGACGTACCAGCATTTGTTACAGTAGCAGAACTTCCAGCAGCACCAGTGGTAGTAGTGCCTGCAGCGATAGTTGCAGCAGTACCCGTAGCACCCGTGTTTCCTGTGATACCCTGAATTCCTTGAGGACCCTGAGGACCTGTTGCTCCAGTCGCCCCAGTGGCTCCTGTAGCGCCCGTAGCGCCCGTATCTCCACGAGGTATGGTAAAGTTAAAGCTAGCAGCGCTAGAGGTCCCTGCGTTCGTTACAGTGGCACTAGAACCAACCGCACCCGTTGTTGTTGTGCCAACAGCAATGGTTGCTGCAGTACCAGTAGCACCAGTGTTGCCTCGTGGTACTGTAAAGTCAAATACAGCAGCCGCTGACGTTCCAGAGTTGGTTACAGTCGCTGAACTACCTGCTGCTCCTGTCGTGGTAGTCCCAGCAGCCACGGTGGCAGCCGTCCCTGTGGCACCAGTAGCACCAGTACTTCCTGTCGCCCCTACTGGACCTATGGGACCTTGAATACCTTGGATACCTTGTGGTCCTGTTGATCCTGTGGCTCCAGTAACGCCCGATGAGTACGGCAATGCGCTCCACGTGTTTACTCCGTTTCCAATTTTAAACTTTCCAGTGTCGTATTCATATCCTGGTTCGCCTTGCGCAAGGATTGGGTTAGCAGTAGTCCACTGTACTGCCGTTCCTCTACGATGTTGAATTACTACAGCCATTATGCATACCCCGCATCAATTAGGGGTGTTCCACCATAGATAGAATCTGGGTGTCCACCGTCAAGGTTTAAAGAAGAGAAACCATTAGGACCAGCAGGACCTGTCGGACCTGTTGGTCCAGTAGGACCCGTAGGCAACGTCAAGTTTAATGTTTGGCTTGGGAATGTTCCAGTTATGGATGCCCCAGCTGTTCCAGCAGATACAGACCCGATGTTCAGATCGTAATAGTTTGAACTGATGGTGGTTTGTATACCACTAAGGTAGTCTTTTAGTGAGGTAAAAACATGTTGGAGGGTGCGTGCATCTGCGGAACGTAGTTGTTCCAGCAGTGGTGCGGTCCATCCTTGAAGGGGTGGATTATCTCTTGGTGTTTCTATAGCCATTATTTATTTAGTGTTTAATGATGTAGTTAAGGGCGTAGAATGGTTGCATGTTGTTATGGGCAGAACCGCTACCTGCTGTACTAGAGACACCAGAATATGCAGGTATGAAGAAGTTGTGTCGGTGAGCAATGTTTTGTGCTTCTGTATATGCAGCAGTGTTTACATATCCATAATCAACAGATGTGTCTGCAGCATTGGCAAGAGTGCCAGAACCCACTACTGAGGCTTGATATGCGTGAGCATGGTTATGTGATTCTGTACCAGTATTAATACCTAAACCATCTGCTGGTGTATGGTCGTGGCTTATTGAATGGTTATGCGCAGCAAGTTCAGCCGCACTTAAAGTATGTGTTTCAGAACCACCAGTTGCATTAATAGTACGAGCAGTTAAACCAGTACCAGTACCAGTACCAATTATAGTACGCCCACGCAAGTCAGGAACAGTAGCACCAACAACTGCTGCTAAAGCAGTATATGTACTAGTGCTTTGACCATTACAAAGAAGCCAACCAGAAGGAGGAGTGGCACTACCAAAAGCAGCAATAGTACCAACAGGAACAAGGAAAGCTTGGACCGCTGCAGCAAGATCAGCCAAAACAACAGCACCATCAGCAATTTTAGCTGTAGTAATAGCACCATCAGCAATCTTACCTGTAGTAACAGCCAAGTTAGCAATAGCAGCTGTGTTCGCCTGAACAGAACCATCAACCTGCACAACACTTGATTCAGCAAAACTTTTCACTGAAGTAAAGTTTGCGTTAACTTCTGTAGCACTAGCTACCGTGTTGTTTGTAAACGAATAAGGAATGCTTAAACTAGCCATTATGCTTTAACCTTTCTAGGATTATATTTTAACGTGAAACTATTGACGCCCCACTTTTGTGCTGGAGAACCAACAAACTCTAACTGTACAGACTTAGCAAGTCCAATACTGCGACCATTAACAACCTGGGAACCAGGGTTTGCAGCACCCCAAGTAGCAGTACCCCACAAAGCGTAACCCCATAACATACCAGAACCAGAAGCAGGTATTTGTATAACATACTGTTTCATTTCACCATTTTCGGCTTCTTCGTAGTTGCCGTAAGCAACAACATTTAACTGTGAAGCAGTTGATGTTTGTTTAACAACAAGACTTGGGCGTCTGAACATTTTGTTTTGAGCATACGAACCAGCATCAAACCAGCGTGTACGGTAACGGCTGGTAAACTGGTTATCTGTTCCAGTAACGTTATCTAAAGCGTTATCGTAATTATCAACAGTTAAAGTATACGGTTGTGTCGGGTGAACAACAACATGTTTTGTTGCCCCATTTGTTTGTGTAAATGTCAAACCAGCCGAAACACCACATCCATCATAAGTGGAAAACATTAGCCAAGCACCAGACTTGTTAACAGTATTATCATACACAAAAGCGACGCTTGGTTTTGTTTCACTGGATGTTTCACTATAAGGAACGGAAACCCAAATACGACGGTTGATGTAATTAACATTAATAGCAGAAGTAGCAGCAGAGTTAACAAAACCACTTACGAGAGCTGGACGTATAGATTGAAACAAATCAACAATGCCATTACCATTGTACAACATCAAACCATCTGGGTGAGAATAAAAATAAACACCAGATTCTGTAGTAGCAACCGAACCAGGGTTTATAGCACCAACAGAACGTGAAACCTCAACAACTTGAAAAGTGTCTGAATCATAACCAAACACGGCAAACACTGCATCTTCTTTAAAAACAACAATATGACCAGAGAAAACAGCTAAAGCAGTAATACCAACAGAACCAGTGTTAATATCAATATAGTCATTTTCTGCCCAGTTACCAGGAAGGTTAGGGTGAGACCATCGTATACGGTTAGGATAGATAACACCATTCTCTACGGTGTTAGCAACAAAAATCTTTCCAGCATGAGTAACAGTGTGTTCGGCTCTAGGAAAAAACACAGCAGGCAACGTAGGGGAAGTATACGAGTTCTGAAACGTGGGACCAGAAGAAGTCAAAGCAGTTTTAGTGGTACCATCCCATTTGTACGACACGCTGCCAGAACCAGTAGTGATATAAAGATCTTCACCCCATGAAGCAAAAGAAGCACCAAAACGTGTAGTTACAGGAATAGCAAGACTTGTGTATGCAGAACAGTCAGTAGACCAAAAAACATCACCATTAGTTCCGCCACCATCAGGACTGTAACCAGTAGAAAGCATCAACCTATGGGTTGAAGCAAAAAACGAATACAAGCCAGTAGGGTTCCAGTTAGTCGGAGTAATAGCAGTAGTGTTAGTACGTCGCATAGCGCCACGGCTAAAAATACCACCACGAGGATCAATTTCTACGTTCAACATTTTAGGTGACTCGTTAGGAGCCAACTGAAACTGGTCAGCACGAAGATTTAACCCACCAGTGAAATCATCCTGACGAAGAACTCTAAGACCCGTCGCCATTATTGACCCAGCGTTCTACCAAGAGTCTGCAACCAGTAATGTTCAGAAGGACGGGCAGTACCTCGGGACATAACCATAGGACGATGACCAGACGCACGCATCATATCCTTACGGGCAAGAGAAACAGCTTCCTCAAATGACTGCTTGTATATGCCAGCCATTTCGTTATCTTCCTGGCGTTTGTAAGCCTGAGAAATAGCATAATAAGCGATAGCCATATGTAGACGCTCATCACAATCAACCTCTAAGGTTGTTGTGACAAAAGGAGCATAACTGGGTTTGCGATATCCACGGATAGTCAAAGCATACACAGTGTCGGGTTTAGGATACAATTTGATTGTTTCACCCCACTCGGAGAAAAACAAAGGACGACTAGGTGTGTCAAACGATCCATGCCACACGTTTTCTGCTTCGTCAAGAGAAATAAGAGACAATCTATTGCCACTAGTGCTGGTGTCTACAACAGATATAATTTCACGCATATCTCCAGAACCAATAGTGGAAATAGCATAGTCACGTTGGCTAGCAACTGTGTTTAAAGAGTAAGTTGTTTCAAGGAACGGCCAACGTCGTTCAAGGTTAATTACACGCTGAAACCCATCCTTTAGATACTGATACACCAACGCTGTAGGCAGGTCGGCAGAATCCAAATCTAGGATGTCATAAACAAAATCTTTAAGTTCAGCAGTTGTACTCATTCAACATCTTTCTTGGTGTTGGCACGTAAATGCCCGATACAATATTCGGTCCCTTTAGCTTTGGGACCTTCACAGGTGTCCTCGTTGGCAATGCAACGCTGACGACCAACATAGGGCATTCCACCAATTTGCAACTTTGAAGTAGCAGATTGGTTTACAGGAAGGCTACCATTTACGGGGGTGCCATACATGGCGTTAACAGTTTTAAAGGTCATACCCTAGAGGATTTGTTACTTGTATGCAAAAGGGTGGGCAACCCGAAGGTCACCCACCCAATCCGCAATCTAGTAACTAGGCTGTCTTTGCAGTCAGCTTAGCCTGCTTGGCACGGTTAGAAATAACCAAGTTACCGTAGCACATGATGAGCGCATAACGAGCGTCCATGTTCTCAGGACGAACAAAGTCAGTCTGTGAGAACCACTTGTCGGAGTGACCAACAAGCTTGATGTACTTAGAGTTCAAGAAGTACATAACACCAGAAGTACAAGCAACGTCGTACATAATTGGTGTAGCCTTGAACAGAAGGTTCTGGAATCCAGCATCCGCAGTCTTTGTATCAGCATAACGAAGGTTAGGCGTCAACAATGATTCGTACTTTTCAAACAATGTTTGAGTAGTAAGAACAACGTCAGGATGGTCACTACCAACAGAAGCACTGTTATAAGCAGTGGTCATGTTTGAAAGAGACAAAGCTTCAGCTGTGTTCTGCTCGTATGAACGCCAGTATTCGTTACCAGCAGTAGCTGAGTTAATACCACCAACGGTGTTACCAGACTCAACAAGGTTACCAAGACCGTTCCAAGACTTACCTGAGTTGGTTCCACCAGCTCCAAGAGTGTCTGTACCGTTACCAAAGAACATAGCGTTGAAACCTTCACGCATTGACTCTTCAGCCTGCATAATTTTAGCTTCAAGCAAGTTAATGATAGCATGCTCGCCGTTGTTCTTGGCTTCTTCAATACCACTGATAGAGATTGAAGCAGCGTACTGCTTCCAATCGTATTCAGCAGCCGAAATGCCGTCTTGAGCGGTCAAAGAAATAGTGTCGTAACCAGAGTATGGTGCAACAGTAGAGTTCTTGCCGTAAATAAGCTGTTCAACAATTTTCGTACCACCCGCTTCGGTGCGGATACGGCCCTTGTCCATAAGCCAATAAGTAAGTGGACGTGCTGTGAACACGTTGTCCGTGAGTTTGTCACGGTAGTTTGCAAGTGTCGTAGACAGCAGTGCATCAAAGTTTGGGTTTGACATTTAGTTCCTCCAAGGAAAAGTTTCTAGGAAATGCCAAGCTGCTGTTTAGCTGCCGTAAAGGCATCTCTTAGAGATGATATAGGTTGTGAATCCACTGAGTTTCCCTGAGCACTAGAACCACCAGCCACAATACCACTAGAACGCTTAGCCTGAACAATTTCTTGATCCTTCTTAGCCCTATTGGCTTGTATTTGCCGTGATGCTTGTTCTCGTGAATACATGCGGTCAAAAGCTGACTGCTTGTACACTGCTTCCAAATCTGTAGAGCCCACGGCTAAAGCCTGGGCGACAACTTCGTTAGCATCGAAATCCTCACCGTATTTCTGCTGTAGATTATTAAGATTACGTTCCAACTCATTAAACGCCTGCTGGTCCTCAAAGGACTTTAGACGACTATCAAGTTGACGATACTGTTTTTCCATTGGATCTGCAAAAATGTCATCCTCTTCAAAAGAATTTATTTCATTCAAACCATAATGGTTTTTAAGTAGATCAATAGTTGCATTCGGGTCATTGTCCAACGCTTGTTGGATTGCCGCTGCAAATTGAACGCTCTTACGCTCTTCAGCTAATTGTTGTGTCTTGCGAGTATAATCCGCTTGACGTTGATAACCCGAAACAGCTTCACCAAAAGGAACTTCAACCTCTTCACCATCAACAGTTACTCTGACATATTTGTCAGCATACTGATCCGTATCAAGGTATTCATATTCTGTAGGTTCCGCAACTTCATCTCCACCATCAACTTGTCCATCATATTCGATGGGGTCAACAATTTCTGAATCAAAATTTTCAGTTTCCATATTTTCTCCAGAGTCCCTAAGGTTGCTCTATAGTAGTAGTTTTTGTTACATTTGTGTGTTTGGTAAACCACCAGTTTGTGCAGCAATTGCGCTTAACACTTGTGGTGGAATAGAACTTGGTTGTGGCATACCGCCAGTAGCAACCTGGTCCTGACCTGGAATCATACCAGGCATAGGAGGTGGAGGTGGAGGTTCTGCTGGTGGTGCACCAGGAACTGGTTGACCATCAGGACCTACAGCACCAGGTTGTGGTGGTGGAGCCATAAACGCTTCAGGGGACTTAACACCAAAACCAAACTGCAGAACGTGGCGAGCTAACGCCGCCATGTCCACAACACCTGCGCCAACAAACGGCGCCATAGCATCAACCATTTGTAGTGCCATTTGGCGACGGAAAGATTCGTTAACAGGTTGTGTAGACCCAGCTTCAACTTCAAAATCAAACTCTCCCATAATATAGTCACGGTCAAAGTTAACCCAGATAGGCATAGCACTAGAACCAACAACACGAGCAACATGGTCACCCGTCATATACTGTTGAGCAAGCCCAATAAGACGCTTAGCACATCCAGCAATAACACGTTCAACCTCTGCAAGCTTGTCTGATGTGCGAGCATTCATAGCATCCTGCATCATAGCCGACTCTGTAGCGGTACGGCTAATCTCAGATGAGCCTCCCCGCATGAACTCAGCAACACCAGAAATACGGTCAATGTCTTGAAGAATCATGCTAGACACGTTGTACATGTCTGGTGGGTTAACCACAGCAGGCATGTTCATAACAACAGCACTAAGAGGTTCATCAGATACAACAGGGACCATGACGTTATCTTCGTCGCTTTCCAGACCTGCACGACCATCCTGGTCAAAGGCTGATTCCTTGTACAGCCACTTGCGTGAGAAACGCTTACGATGATTCATCATTTGTGAACGTGTAGCATTCAACTCGTACTGTAGCGGTTCAATTGCTTCAAGTTCACCCATAGGATAGAAATGCTCTGGGATGTCGTAGTTGCGCATCATCACAAAAGGATGACCAAAAGCGTACGGCATCTTGTTTGGGTTAATTAGGAATGCGTCTCCACCGTCACAAAACACAGCCATTGACTGCCGTTTAACATCATAGAATTCCCATACGTCAACGTAAGCGTCGCTTTCTTGACGTGACTGACGTGGTTTACCATCCTCAGCAGACCATTTAGAATAATGACTAGCTTGAGCATCTTTACGAGACTTAGAATTGTATCTAGGGTCGTTACGCACTTCAACCATAGGGCGACGAGTGCGTTGTGCAATCCATTTCATATCTTCAACACACGTAGCATCTGGGTCAATAAGAATATCAAAAGGAGATACACGCTCAACAAAAGGACGGTCCTCAACAACAACAATTTCTGTTTCCATAGACATACCTTGTTCTGGGTCTGCCACTTCAGCGTTTTCATCTGTTACAATCTTCTTTAGTTTTTCTTCTTCAACAAAGCGGTAACCCACTTTAAGCCACGCATGACCAAGAATGAGATAGTCGTCAACAGCACGACGCAGTTGTTTCTGGCAATCAAAATGACGCCACCAATAGTTGACGATAGCTTCAGTAATGATAGCTTTATCGCCGTCCTCAGACTTTCGTGCTCCAACAGTAATTTTGGGGTGATTGACAGCAACACTGGGCCCAATAACATTAATAGTAGAAAAAGAAACATTGATAAGCATCCGATCTTCATCACTCATGTCGTTAAAATGCTTGCCTTTGTATAAGTCAATCATTCTTCGCCAAAGTTTGTCGTATTTTTCTTCCTTACGCCATTTGCGTGAGTGTTCTATTTTCTTGCGGTAATCCGCAAGGACATCTTTATTGGGTCTTGGAGCCATTACTTCATTTTCTTTTTAACTGCAACTTTTTTCATGCCACCAGTTTTTGATCCGTATTCTTTCATACGTGCAGAAGATGATTCAGTGCGTTCGTGAGTCTTGGACTCTTTTTCTTTAACTTCTTTGCCCGACTTCTTAGCTTCCGCTTTTGCGTCCTTCATTCCAGCAGCTGTGTAAGGGAACTTCTTTTTTCCTACTGTAGGCATGTTATTTGGTCCTTCCGAATGCTTTGTCTCCTGGGTTTAACCAGCGGACGATTGGTGGTAGGAAGGCTGCAATGGCAGCGCTTCCAATGGCTTTAGGTGATGTCTCTCCAGCTAATACAACAGCGAGAACTGTGGCTAGTGAGGCACGAATGTATGATGCGAATGCGCATTTTTGTTCTTGGGTAATTTTCATTTCTTTTTCGCTTTCTCTGCCAAGTATGCTTGTTTTGCAGCATCTTGTTCTCTTTGTGCAGCAACGTTTGCTGCAGTTCTTTGATAACTACTCATGTTTGCGCCAGCTTTACCAGCAGTAACATCTTTAACTTTTAATAGCCTGCGATATTTTTGTTCTGCTGTTTCTTTTACTACAGACTTTTTAACCGCATTTTTAGGAGGTGCTGTTTTTTTTACTGGTGTTGGTTGTTTCATGAATCCTTCTTTCCATCATGCCAACCAATATGGTTGTCAATTTTAGTACCTACATTATCTACCTTGTCAATAACTTGACGAAGTAGTTCACGCCCTTCGGCATGTTGAGTTGTGTTTTCTTTTCTAAGAATCTGCATTAGAACCATTATTGGTCCACCAATGATAGCGACCAAAATTGGAACAATCCAAGACTCCATGGCAATCTACACCCACCGCTGTCCGACAGGTTCAGCAACAATACCCTTAGCTGCTGCATCTGCAACAGTCTTACGTTGGCGTTCACCAATCGTAGGACCCTTAAACTCTTCTTTACCTTGAGTAAAGCCAATACGAATACCTTTAAGGTGGCATTTAAAACAAACAGAACCACGACGAGGCAAAGAGTCCTCCACAAACGCAGTTAAACATTGATCACATAGAAAAGAAGCCATACTATAGCTGATAGTCGTTACTTTCTGGTGTTGAAAGAACCAATGACCAACTTTTCTTTCTTTTCCTTAGGGATACGCTCAGCAAACCAGTCCATAGTGTAAGGAGCAGGAGCCAAATTAGGTGCATACTCAGGAAGCCACACATGTTTCAACATTTGATTAGTAATAGCTAAAGACATAACACGGTCGTCATGAGGAGAACCATGCATCCTACCGTTATCCTCACGAATAAACGTACGCAACTCAGCCACAGTCTTAGAACACGTCAAACCAAGCTCACCATCACGCAACGCCTTAGCTAGTTCGTCAATAGCAAGAGGTTTAGAAGCAGACGTAGTACGCCAACCAAGAATCTCAGTAATCTGAGGATTACGGCTAGCAAGACGTCTCTGTCTGTATATGTTTCTATAACCAGTACGTTGCAAAGCCTTTAGTGTAGTTAAACCATGGTTGTTGTTCTCAACACCAATCAAAGCACCGTTATACCAATCCCCAAGATCCATCAACACATCAGAACCAAACAAGTCAGGATCCACATGACCATGCCACATTGCCACAACGTTACCGTTGTTGGCATTAATAACATGAGCAACACTATAGTCACCATAAGATAACCCTTCAGCAACGTCAGCGCCTATACAATACACACCGTCAGCCTCTGGGGGTTCCCACACAGACAAAGGACCACCATCACGCCTAAACTCAAGATGCTTATCCAAATACAAATGCCCACGGTCAGGTTCAACAAGTTCCAAAGCCCGCAAAACATCCAAATCAAACACAGGACGACCAGAACGAACAAACGCCTCATCAGGGTCACTGGGGTACTCTTGGGCAAGCTGCCAATCAGGCAGTTGCCGCTTTTTTACCTCGTACCATGCCTCATCACGATCGCCCGCCGACCACGGAAAGAAAATACCCTTAAAATCATTCGTTCCATTCTGGGACCCAACCCAAAGGCGATGAAATATGTTCCCCTCACCTTTAGCGGTGGATAAACATACGATACGACCACCCACATCGGCAATAGGTTCAATAGACGCCCAGGCTTCCTCAGAGTTCGGAAGAAACGCCATTTCATCAATAAAGACACGATACACAGATTCACCACGGGCAGGGTCATTACCACTAGGAAGAGACTCAAGAGCAGACTCATTAGCAAACACCATCCTTAACTGGTTCTCGGAAGCCAAACCAGGACCCCTCTGTTTAATCCAATCAGGAAGCATCTTATAACCATACTTAGATTTCTGAAGCAACTTAGCAGCCTCACGTTCAGTACGGCTCAACATAACCTCAAAACGGTCAGGCCAAAAGAACACTTCCCAAAAAGCAAAAGCCGCAGCCAAAGTAGAAAACCCAATCTGACGTGCCTTGAGTACAATACTATTACGATTAGCTATCCAAGCGTAAACAGTCTCCGTCTGTGCCTCACGCATCTCAAACAAAATACGTCCACGCTCAGGATGCCTAATAAACCAGTACGTAGAACAAAAATGCTCAAAAGCATCTGCCAAGTCCGAATCAGACGCATCATCAGGTCCTCTGCATAAACGCCACTCACGTTCCTGCAACAATTCATTTAATTCCAAAAGTCATCCTCACCAAGACGGAAATGTGGCTTCTCGCCACTATCACAATACGGGCAACCAACCCAATTCGCAGGGTACTCCTCGCCACAGCGAGCGCACTCCTCCAAATCCATTATACAACACGAAGAGTACGAGACTCCTTCTCCCTAGACGCCATAGCAGCAATCAAGTCATCCAACTCAGCATCCGACAACTCAGACGTCTTACGATCCGTACGCATCTCAATCGTAGGCGGAGCCATACGATTAGTAGCCTGCAAGTACAACTGAGCCGACTTAGTATCACCCTCAATAGCTTTAGCATACAACACGTCCAAAACGCCCTGTGTGCGCTCAGGAGAGCCCTGGATGTCATCAACACGGGTTTGCCACTGCTCACGAAACGCAGGTTTCTTTTCCCAACGTCGCAACGTCTTAACATCAACATCTAATTCCACAGCCATACGATTCTTAGAATTAGGTGTACGCTCCATCGGAGGCGTGCACAACCAGTCCAAATAACGCTGCTGTGTAGGCGTAAGAATAAGTTCTTCTCTCATACCTAATACGTCATAATCGTAACCTAAAAGTGAGAATGGTTCTCAGGTTACGATGGGGGGGACTATAGGGGGGGAAACAAGAAAACCACCTAAGGGTGGTTATACCCGTTAGCATATACATCGGGGCGAGCATAAGCGTAGCCCCGTTCTAGTACAAAGTAGGAATCATGGAACCAATATTGCAGATACAACAGATCCCCGAATGGACTGAACTGCGAATTAAATGGAAGGACGCTTACAGTCCATCGTCAGGTTGGCATGACACTAACGAATACGAACCCAAAGAATCCACAGCCACCACACTAGGACGATACTGGAAAGATTGCCAACCAGGCTACATAACCCTGGTCGGCACATTATTTGAAGCTGAACTACCCACCCCTGAATGTGTAGGAGATATCAACCACGTACCCCTCGGATGGATCACATCTATAGAAATATTAGGAGAACAACATGGCAGCTAAAAAGGCACCCGCCAAAAAGAAAGCCACCCCCAAAACCGCAGCCTGGACCCGCAAAGAAGGCAAAAACCCAGAAGGTGGTTTAAACGCCAAAGGACGAGCATCCTACAAAGCCCAAACAGGCGGCACACTAAAACCACCCGTCTCAGCCAAACAAGCAGCCAAATCCCCCAAATCAGCAGCACGCAGAGAATCATTCTGCGCACGCATGGGCGGAATGCCAGGACCAATGAAAGACTCCAAAGGACGACCAACACGCAAAGCCCTAGCGCTACGTAAATGGGACTGCTAAGCCCCTATCCAAACCCCACAAAAACCATATCACATATAGCAAATATAACCAGGGTCCCTATGAAAACAAAGGGGGCCCCTATTTGTGCATCCCCAAACCCCAACCTATAAAAAACCATAGCCCTCGCCACAGCTTAGAGGAGTCCCTTTAGATGAATGGCGGCAGGGGGGCCTATGTCCCCGTCCCTTGTTCGGCTTGTATCTGTGAGCCTTCTAGCACATACATAACAATGCAGATAATGGGCGCAGGAACATACTATGTAGGGCACAACGCCCGACACCTATCCAGTCTAGGAACTGGGTGGGGCTATCAGATACATACATACAAAATCTTTACACCTGTAAAGAACTCTCAAAGGAGAATCCCATTACTACAACAACAGGCAAGCGTACTTCACGCAAGAGCACTAACTTTGTTTCACTTGTGAAGGAGGTGAATGTAGCGGAGTTGTCACGAGTAACAGCGTGGCACGCTATCTATCTTGATAGTAAAGACTTCAAGAATGTTGCTGAATATGCACGACTCGCTGTGCGTGAGGCTCGTGGCAAGAATATTGACATCTGGAAGGAGTCCACTATTGCGCAACAGATATCTACTATTGCGTGGGCTGTTGAGAATCTTCTCGGTGGTCCGAAAGATTGGAAGTCTATGGGGCATATTAAAGCGTCTAAGGCTAAGCCGAAGGCGACTGTTAAGGACACTACGAACTACAAGGTTCGCACAATTTCAGGTTCTGACCTTGTGAAGGAACTTGTTGCGAATGGTGTTGAGCGTAAGACTGCTCTTATCATTGCGAAGAATATGCGGTTCGCATAATCTTTACACCTGTAAAGTATTCATTCACTTAGTTGGGTGAGCACACACGGGCTTCGGCTCGTGTGTGTAACTCTCTACTAATAGAGACATAAACAAAGGAGACAGCGATGTCTAATGAAACACCTATTGAGAATTGGTTTGTTGTTAAACAACAGATTAGTTCTTTGCTTGAGCAGTTGCAGGCTCATCGTGATTACGAGGAGGAAGTGTCGTACGATACTGACTTTGTTGATATGCTTAATGATGCTATTGAGCCTTTGCTTGCGCTAATGCCAACAAGCATTGCACAAGATACTGTTAATCGTGTTAAGACGGTTGTATTGTTTCGCTAACTAATAGTTGGGTGAGTGTCCACGGGTTTCGGCTCGTGGGCATGACTCTCCACTAATGGGGACAAAACAGAAAGGGTAACATTATGTTGCCAGTAGAAACACAAGAG